GTGTTGGTAACTGTCCGCACCTCTGCGCACTTGCGTGCCCACTTGACATAGGTGGCTGACTCCATGATGTTGCCGGCACCCTCCTGATATATGTCGGTGGCCAGATTTGCCGCAAGCCGCTTGACACGGGAGCCCTTCGGGTCCGACAGCCACTGCCCATCATGCCAGTACAGCCAGCCGCCCGTCTCGATGATGTACCGCAGCACGCCAGCGTACTTGTCATGCATGCGCATGGCATTACCGTCCTCAGTCAGCGGTCGGGTCGTACTGGTACCGTCACGGGCGTCACGTACAGCCTGCGGCAGGTTCGGTACGGTAAAGGGTAACGACACGCCACTGGTAACCACTGGCACTGCCGGCACCGCAGTCACGGCAGGTATCAGCACGCCCGCAGCAAACGCCACGTACGACCGCATCGTCACAGCCACACGTCCTGTACGACCAAACGTGCCCCACTCGCGTTCCAGTACCTGCCTGCCTTCATATTTCGGCCAGCACATGCTGTACGCATCCCACATCGTCAGGCCGGCCTCGCTGCCGCCTGTCTCGTGATGCAGCGCCATGCCGACACGTAGCCACTCACTGCGGCTAGACATCTGCTCCGGTTGCACCCGACGCAGCAAGTCGTGCATCTCGTCCTCACGTAGCCCCATGGGTGGCAGCGTATCGTCGGGCATACCGTCACGTGTTGCACTGCCCACCATCCACTGCGGACAGGCTGCCAGTGCTGCATGCGTCACAGCGCCGCCGTGCGCAGGCCACCAGATGATGTAGCCGCCGTCACCGCGCCGATCGATACCGGCACCGAGCATGCCTGCGTCTGTCTTGGCCTCACCAGTGTCAGGCAGTCGATACAGCAGGTGCTGCCCGCCCGTCAGCGTATGGTTGATGCGAGTGACTGGCGGCTGTAGCGGCTGCACCGTCACGCGGCCGTCAATCCCCTCGGCAGGCTTCACGTCCAGATCGAGCACGTACAGTCCGCTCCGAGCGCCGGTCGGCACAGCCACCAGTGCGTCGGGCCACTGCTGCCACCACCCGAGTATGACAGCCAGATCGGTCGTCGCATAGACCTGCCAGCCTGCAATGCGCGGGCTCTTGTGGTATGGCCGGCCGTCAGGTCGTGCCCCGTGTCCCTCAGGATAGCAGGGGAATACAGGTATGCCACCGGCCGCGAGGCGCAGCGCCTCGTCCACAGCAGCGGCCGTCACTGAGCATTCAGCGATGCAGCCGCCGCCTCACGCAGTAGCAATGGTGCGTTACGTGCGCGGCGGTCACCGTGGGCCAGACCTTGTGCAATGACACGCAGGTTGCGCGTGCGGATCGCTTCACCCATGATAGCCCTGTGCATTTGCGGCATGGTGCCTAGCCAGTGCGACACGAGCGCGGGTGAGCACCCGGCAGCCAGTGCCACCGCATCACGGGTCACGCGCAGGTAACCTACATCGGCTGCCAGTCGCAGTGCAGCGGACAGGATGACCTGTCGTCGGTCGTCGGTGCGTGAGTGGCTCATAGTATGCATACCATCTTAACTTTCATTTGCTATCTCCAATAAAACATCACCATGACACGCCTCGGGCGCGCAGAAACACACAAGGTCTTTGCCGCGTAGCTCGCGCTTGGCTGCCACATACAGTTCGGGGTTGAGCACCAGATACAGCCTATAACGCTCGATGACTTCCTCCCGCGTACCGTCACGACCTATGACAAACGGGTTGCCCCACTTCGACGGTCGGCCGATAAACACCGTGCCGGGCGGTGCAACCGGTCCGTTCAGTCGGTTATAGACGCGGGGCACGTGTGGCTGCTCGACATGCAGGCGCAGACCGAGCCGTGTCGCTATGGCAATCATGTGCTGCGTGCCGGGTGACGCGTTGTCCCACAGTGCGATCAGCGCCTCGGCTTTCTCTGCCATCTCTGTGTTACGTCGGTATCCTGCCGCCTTGCCGTGCAAATTCCAGTAAGCGGGATACCGCTCGATCGGCACGTAGTTATAGTTCGCCCATCGCTCGCCGAGACGATCCGCGCCGGGTGCAGTGCCCGACAGCACGACTGTCGGTGTCCATCCACACTTGGCGAGCGCACGGTCCAGCCACGCCGGATCAGTAATGCTGCGGCTGCCGGCAATTATCGTACGCATCAGCAGCGTTCCTCACAGAGTTCAGCGACCATGAGCGGTATGTGGCTATAGGTAGCGCCGACCTTGTCGAACCATTGCGTCAGATAGACGAAGCACCAGTCGCTGCACATGCCGCGCGTATATATCGCCTGCAGTGAAACTAATACCGGTCGCGTGTCGTCTAGTACGCACATGGTTCTGGTCAGTTCCAGAGCCCGTACAAGCTCCGAGTATTGCTCTTGTGTGAGCGGTGTCACAGTACGTCTCCTTTTCGTTTTCTCCACGCTACATATCCATTACGCAATTTTTCTTTTTGTTCGTCTGAAATTTTTTTACCTTTATGCACTCTTATTATTGTAGCTATATGCTCAGGTGATAGTTTTTTACCAGTGTGCGCTTTACTTATTGCGGCCTTGTGCGCGTCTGATAAATGTGTACCGAGACGTAACTTAGACAATTTCCGTTTGTGTTCGTCTGACAATGTGCGGCCAATCATAGCTTCGCTTAATTTTTTTCTAGTTGTGTCCGATGCGGTACGACCTGTGTTTGCAGCAGCTATTGCCGCTTTGTGTTCGGCTGTTAGTTTTTTACCTGTATGAGCTTTGCGTAACTTTTCTTTATGCTCGTCAGATAACTGTTTTCCAGTAGTCGCCTTGCGTAACTTTTCTTTATGCTCGTCAGATAACTGTTTTCCTTTGCGAGATGCTTTCAATTTGGCGGCATGCTCCGGTGACAATTTGTGACCCATCTTCTTTGCACTCATAACAGCTCTTGCTGCCTCGGATACGACATGTGTTCGACCTTTACCTAGCGCAGCAATCTTTGCGCGCGTTTCTGGTGAGTGCGTCTTACCTTTGCTACGGATAGCATTTGCTGCGCCTATTTTTGCGCGCGTTTCTGCTGATACGGGACGACCAGTGCGTGCGGCAGTCATTTTTGCGCGTGTTTCTGCTGAATGTTTCTTACCGAGATTTGCGGTCCTCAATTTGTCACGGGTTTCTTGCGTGACTATGTTTCCAGCCACACCTTCGCCTCCATCTGTCAGGTTGTACCCATGAGGAATCTTTGTCTTGAACTTCTTTATTGCTCGTTTTTCCGCATCGAATAAATCGTCGTCCTCTACGATAGCCAGTACAACAGCAACAGGCTCTCCGTATTTCTTCCATGCTGCGGCGACTGCATAAAGCGGCTGCGTGCCGAAGGCTCTCTTGCGATGATCGGCGAGGCGTCGTGAAAAAGCCACCCTAGTTATGCCGATGTATTCTTTACCGCCCGCGAAGGTGAGCTTATAAAGTGTTCCCATTACTTCAAGTCCTCAACTTTGTTTATGATCACAGCATAGCCACCAAGACTGTTAATTAGATCGCGCCACCGGCACTGCGCTTGGTATCGTTCATCTTTTTCGCTTGGTTTCCAATCGGGATGTTTAACTTCCACGCTGGCGAACTGCCCGATCACCTTACCCACCATGTCTTGAGTTATGACACGGGGGATGATACCACAAAGATCGCCGGACTTATATTGTGCGTTCATCTGCTTGCTGTCGTTCGCCAGCCCGAACCGTACGGGTACGCCGTCCTCGCGGGTCATCACACCGACGTTATTCCTGAACAGCCGCCAGCCGCGCTGACTGGCGAGCAGCCGTATCTGTGCTTGTACGGACGACTCAGCCACGGCTGGTCACTCCGTTACGCAGATCAGTATTCTCTGCCGGTGTCAGCACCTGCAGATGATCGGGATTGACACACGCAGGACGGCAGCATTTGTGATCAATCTCCATGCCGTCAGGTATTGGCTTGCAATTTGCCAGCGTCCAGAACACGTGATGTGCATAGACCTTGTAGCCTGTCGATACCGACACGCGCCGGTAACCTTTGGGCGTGCTGCCGCCCGTGTGCTTGTAAATGATGCAGCCGGTCGCTGCGTCGCGATAGACCGCAGCGGACAGGCGCGCAATCAGTCTGGCTTTATCTTTGCGCACCATCTGCACCAGCCATGCGTAAATGATCTGGCCGTTGTACGCACCACGTCTGCGTGCGGTCATGCTCGCTGTATCCTCTCGATCAGTGTAAGAGCTTCCGCTCGGTTAAGTGTTTGCGCAGTTCCGACATCTACTCCGAATCGGAGCCAAAACTCCCGCTGCGCCTCGGCAATACTGATACCGCGTGCCGTCCGTGCGCCGCCCCACAATGCCATCTGTGCGCGCAGTGCGGTCTGTGCTTCCATCCTCTCGCGGTGCTCGCGCTGCTTGCGGCCCACGACTTCCGGTCCAGCACCGACCGGGATCAGCAGTGAGTCAGATCGTGCAATCTCGCCACGCATGCGGGCCAGCACGTCGGGTGTCAGTTCGTTCAGGTCACCATCCACAACGTCAGGACTGCTGCGCCCGGCATACACGACAGGTGTCCCACAGTACGGGCAGACCACCTTGCTGCGTTCATACACGCCGGCACAGGTCAGGCAAGACCGCAGCGGGATCGGCCCCTCGCCCGGTGCTGTCTTGCTGCGCCGGTCGCGACGATCGAGCGTGAAGCTACGGGGCGCATCGGGCAGGCCGTGCAACAGTACGTTGCCGACGTGATCGATGATGATGCCGTGCGTCTTGCCATTCAGGAGCCGCAGCGCACGACCGAACTGTTGTATGTATAGAGCATAGCTCTGCGTCGGGCGGGCCATGCTGCAGACCTCGATCGCCGGCAAGTCGAAGCCCTCGCCGAACAGATCGACATTGACCAGTTGTTTCAGTTCGCCGCTGGCAAACATGCGCAGCAGCTTGTACCGGATGTTGTCAGGTGTCTTCGCCGATATTGCTTCGGCCGGTATGCCCTGCTGGCGATAGGCTGCAGCCAGTTCAACAGCACTCTCGACATCGACAGCGAACGTAATACCGAGCTTACCGGCAGCGATCCGCATGTAGTGCGACACGACATCACCGTGGATATGCGAGCGTCGTACTGCCTTGCGTAGCGGCTCGGGGCTGTAGTCGCCGCCAGCACTGGTATTCACATCAGACAGATCGAGATCGTTCGGCGGTGCGAAAACACGATACTCGGTCAGGTAGCCGCCGTTGATCAGGTCGCGCATGCTCGGGCCGATGATCATCACGTCGATTACACCGTCATGGTGTCGACCGAGCCCCTTGCCATCAGCACGGACAGGCGTGGCGGTAACGCCAAGACCGAACGCATTGGGAAACATCTCGACGGTTCTACCCCACTTGTTGCCGACCAGCAGGTGATGTGCCTCGTCGCAGACCCATAGCCGCGTCTGGTTGAACAGCGGGTCTTTCGCCGGATCACGCCCCATGAGCGTATCGACGCCGGCAGCAGCGACAGATGCGGTAGCGTTGTAGAAACTGGTGCCAAGCTCTATGCCATGTAACTGCACGCAGGAACGGATCAGCGCGGGTTGGCCGATGATGCGGTGCCTGACGTTGTACCGTGCCAGTGCGAGGCTGATCTGGCTGACCAGTTCGTGCCGGTGCGCGATGGCGACACTCGGCGCGACCATGCGGCGCTGGATGTTGGCGAACGTGACCGTCTTGCCCGCACCGGTCGGCAGCACCAGCAGCACGTTGCGTGCGCCGGCATGCCACGCCTCATAGATACGGCGCTCGGCTTCAGCCTGATAGTCGCGGAGTACCGGTTCACTCACTCGCCACCCGCCTCTTTGTGCGCCGCCTCGATGATCGGTTTGATAGCAATGGGCGACTCGCACCGTACCGTCAGCAGGATCGTTCCGGGCACCGGGCCGGGTCGTTGGGTATGGTTAAGACCAGCCGCATCAAGATGTTTCTTGAATATCGACAGTTTCCACGGCTCGATGACAATGCCGGCAACACGCAGCACTGGCTTAATCTTCTGCGCATGGTGCCGCTCGCACAGCACGCCACCGCCGTTGCTGTGGGTACCAATCTGCGTGCAGCGTTTGCCGTCCTGCCGCTCGGCCGTGCATTGCACGCGGTCTTCCTCGTAGCTGCCGTTACGCATTATTTATATCCCCCTGACCTATTGACGAAGCCGTCAATGTACGATAATCTCCGTCACGTTGCAACTGTTTTTTAACCCGTCACATGGAGAATCATATGTCCCTTGAACAAGCACTGGCCGCCAACACCGCAGCTCTGCAAGCCCTCACCGCAGCACTGTCGTCCGGCACAGTCCTCCCTCATCCGGCACCGTCCGCACAACCGGCACCGATCGTTGCCCCCTCTACTGTGGCTGTCGCTCCAGTGCCGACTGCCCCCGTGGCGACGCTGGATATTTCACCCGCTCCGACGACCGCATTCGCACAGCCTGCTCCGACGCCACCGAGCGCGGCCGCGCCTGCTGCACCCCCTACGGCCAGCCCTGCGGCCAGCGGTAGCGTTGAGCGTGACGCAAAGGGTATGCCGTGGGACGGTCGTATCCACGCATCCAGCAAGGCCAAGGTAGCTGACGGTTCGTGGCGCTACAAACGTGGCGTCGATGACACGACCATTGCTCCGATCGAAGCTGAAATTCGTGCTGCTCTGGCCGCGCCGGTCGGAGGTTCCCCGGCGTTTGCCCCGCATCCGTTTTATGACCAGCAGCCCGCACCCGTGGTGGCTCCGCCGCCGCCCGCAGCCGTGGTCGCTGCAGTACCAGCCGCCCCCATCCCCGCCGCACCGGCCCCCGTGGTTGCACCCCCGCCTGCAGCCCCTGTGGCGGTTCCTGTCCCGCCTGTTACCGCCATAACCACGTATGACACGTTGATGGCCGCGCTGCCGCCGAAGATTGTGTCTGGCGAACTGACTGCTGCTCAGATGCAGGAAGCCTGCGAGCAGTACGGTGTGCCGAGCATTGCCGCACTGGCGCAGCGCCCCGACCTCGTGCCGTTCATCGCGGCAATGCTCAAGCTCTGACATGAGCTATCCAGCCCGAGAACATGCGCAACTGCCGCCAAGCAGTGCGCATTGTTGGGTCCGTTGCGCAGGGTGGCGGTCACTCCATACCGCGTTCCCTGACAGCGGGGATACCGTGCCTGCAATGGAAGGTACGGCGGCACACTGGTGCTTCGAGCAGATGTTTGCCGGTGTCATACCGGAAGTCGGTGCGTCCGCGCCGAACGGCATCCTCGTCACTGACGAAATGCTCGACGGGGCGGAACTGTACGTCGATACGGTGCGTAGCATGGTGCCGGCCACTGGCGCGAGCACGTATGTCGAAGACCGAGTGTCGATGGCTACGACCGTGCATGACGCGAATTGGGGAACACCCGATACGTTCGCGATTGCACATGACCGCTCAGTAGTGTGGCTCTTCGACTACAAGTTCGGGCACCGCTACGTCGAAGAATTCGAGAACTGGCAATGCATCGATTATGTCGCTGGTATTTACGATGCGATGTTGCCTGTCGTTGCGTTGCCCGACTCGACCGTCGTTCACATTACAATCTGTCAGCCTCGGGTCTTCAATCGCGGCCAGCCTGTCCGCACATGGACGACGACTATCGGTGCGCTCAAGCCGTACTGGCAGCAACTCGCCGCCGCTGCACCGATGGCAATGTGCGACGACGCGCCGTGCGTGCCGGGTGACTGGTGCGAGTTCTGCAACGGTCGGCACGCCTGCGAGGCGCTACAGCGCACCGCACTGGCCGCAACGGACGCAGCCTACAGCAGCATACCGCTGGTGCTGCCGCCCCTTGCTGCGGCTCGGGAGCTACGGGCAATGCAACGGGCAGCCAGCATGCTTGAAGCCCGTGTCACGGGCCTGCAGCAGCAGTTGCTTGACCTGTGCCGGGCGGGTACCAACGTGCCGTATTACAGCATCGAGCGGGCACAGGGTAGGCAGCGCTGGACTCGTCCGATAGCGGAGGTCATTGCGCTCGGTCAGATGTTTGGACTGGACGTAAGCAAGCCCGGTGCGATCACGCCCAAGCAGAGCGTAAAGCTCGGCGTGCCGGCCGGCGTCGTGGCTCAGATGTCGGACGAACCGCTCGGCGAATGGCGTCTGGTCGAGGCAACAACTGACAAGGCTCGGAAAGTTTTTGGATAACCACAGGAGAACGATATGCATGAAGGTGACAAAGTGATGGCAGCACAGCAACTTGGCTGCTACAAAGAAAAAGACCCGATGTCGCAGATGACGTGCGGCGAGAATTTGGAGCGCAAGATCGCCGAACAAACCGAACGGCTGATGATGCTCGAAGCGGCCAAGAAAGAAATGCAAGATACGGGTCTTTACAACGTGAAGATTTCCACGCTGCGCGACACGATGTCGTGGTAACACATAATGCTTGACAAACCCTAACGGTGTATGCCAACATACGCCACCGTAATATAACCACGTAAGGAGTAATACCGTATGCGATTTCTCGACGACCACAAGGTCAATCCAGCCAATGACACGTTAACCATTCGCGTGATCGACGAACCCGGTGCCGGTGGAGCCAATCACCAGTACGCCGTGGAGCACAACCCGAACGGCGGTGATGGTTTCATCTACAACATCGACTTTCAGAACGGACCAATCAATGCAGACGGCAACGGCGTCAATGGCCTGACCCACGAGGTCTTGCTGGCGATCGTCGCTGACCGTCTGCGCAGCTTCCAGAAGGGGCAGTACGCCTGCAAGGCCAATGCGTGCGCGCTGACGCACATCGAGGAAGCGCAACACTGGCTGCAACAGCGCACCATCGAGCGCATGCGTCGCGGCGTCGAAGGCACTCACGCCGTTTAACCAACCACAACGTAAGGAGTAATACCGTATGAGTGTCAACCTGACTACCCCTGTAGGCCGGATCGTTCAGGGCGAACTGTGGAAAGCACAGCCCGTCCTCGATCAGCGTACCAACCAGCCGAAGCTCGGCAGCGACAACCAGCCGCTCGTGCAGCACTTCTTTGCACTGGCAATCCCCAAGACTCCCGGCCATACCCATTGGGCACAGACCGAATGGGGCCAGAAGATTTGGGCTGAAGGCAACCGTGCGCATCCGAACTTCGCGCCGCACCCGACGTTCTCATGGAAGATTGAGGATGGCGACTCGCAGGTGCCGAACAAGAAGGGCAAGAAAAACGCAGACCGCGAGGGCTTCCCCGGCAACTGGATTCTCAAGATGCGTTCGGGCTTCCCGCCCAAGACCTACAACGCCAACGGTAGCGAGATGGTTCCGGCCGAATCGTTCAAGCCGGGTCATTACGCGCAGGTCAACATCAACGTCGCCGGCAACACTGGTGATAGCCCCGGTGTGTATCTCAATCCGGTGATGGCTGCGCTGGCTGGTTATGGCGTCGAGATCGTGAGTGGCCCCGATGTGGCGGAAGCCGGCTTCGGTCAAGGCGTCGCGCTGCCCGCTGGTGCGTCCGCTGTGCCGGTCGGTGGCTTCACCCCTCCTACACCGGGTATGGCCCCTGCCGCACCTGCCTACGCCCCGCCCGCTGGTGCGCCTGCAGCACCGTACCCGCCTATTGGTGCGCCGGCTGCGAGCCCTTCTAGCCCCGTGGCTGCTCCCAACCCCGCCTTCCTTGGCGTGCCCCCGCCCCCTCCCGCCGCACCGGTCCGTAACATGACCGCCAAAGCAGCAGGTGCCAGCTACGAGCAATTGATCGCAGCCGGCTGGACTGACGCAACTCTTCTCCAACATGGGATGATGACAGCATGAGCGCCTTCAACGACGGGACCGAAGCCCGCAAACTTCGGATGAAGCTCGGCCAGAACCAGACGCAATTCTGGTCGCGTGTCACCGTGCGGCAGTCCGCTGCCAGCCGGTACGAGACGGGGCGTGAAATCCCCGAGTCGGTGCAGATGTTGCTGATGATGGCATACGGCACCGACAAGCAGGCCGCTGCCGCACTGGCGGGCCTGCGCAAGCAGCCGTAGTGACTCAGTGCTGCCGTGTGACAGACGGCAGCCATGTACTCACTACAGGAGACGTATAGCATGACCGTACCTGATCACAACGCCCGTATCGATAAGCTGCTCGCCGAAGCTGTTGGCCGCGATCTGTCGTCGTGGGAGCGCAACGAGTTCCTGCCGTCGCTGCGCAATTTCTGGACGCTCAGTGCCAAGCAGGAAAAGATACTCGCCGACCTTGAGCGGCGCGTGTATGACGGCGAGGATGATTGCGCATGATGCAAACATACGACGACCACGCACAGATACTGGCTGATCCGAAGGCAACGGCAGACGAACTGCGCAGTATTATTGACGATTTGCGAACAAGGCTCTGCCGCATATCGGCAGTGTGCGTGCTTTCATCCCATGATCTAGGGTCATCACCGATCGCTGCCATCTTTCGTAGCATTGGTCGGTCTGCAGATGATGTACTCCCTCCTACGCCATGACCTACCGCACGCTCTTCTGCTGCGAGTCCTGCGGTTGTGGCTACTGGCAGGCACAGGCGGGCGCTGGCTGTCATCACTGCGGTGCAGGTGACTGGTTGTCGCATCGTCTTGCCCCACTCACCGTGCCGTGCGATACCGAGTGCTACCCTGACTACTGGCTGTGCAGTGTGGGCGAGCAGCACTTCCAACTCTTTCCCGGTCACCCGCTCGATACGGTCGGGCTCAAGCAGGTGCTGACCAACGCCACGATGCTGACATTCAACGGCAACTACTACGATCACCCGATGATCAGTCTCGCGCTGACTGGTGCGAGCGCGGCTGAGTTATGGCAGGCCAACAACCGCATCATCGTACCGGGCGGGCAGGGTCTGATGCCGTGGGAGTTCGCCAAGTTCTACGGTATCAACCTGCTGCTGTGGGATTCAATCGACATAATGAATGTCGCGCCCGGCATGGGTACACTCAAGGCGTATGGTGGCAAGATGCACATGCGCAAGCTGCAAGACTTGCCGATCGATGTCGGCACCAGCATCAGCCTGTTCGATCGTCCTGTCGTGCGTGACTATTGCACCAATGACCTAGAGACGACGGCGGCGCTAGGTGCTCGTATGAGCGCGCAGATCAAGCTCCGTGAGGAAATGTCGGTTCAGTATGGTACCGACCTGCGCAGCAAGTCTGACGCACAGATCGCAGAGGCGGCCATGAAAGCGGCCCTGTCCTTCGAGGTGACGATACCTGTCGTGCCGCAGGGTGCGACCTTTCATTACCGGCCGCCTGCGTGGATGCGCTTCCAGACCGCGCAGATGCAGGACGTGTTCGCAACGATGTGCCGCACACCATTCGCTGTCAATCCGAGCGGTGGTGTGTCACCAGCCTACGAGAACTGCTACGTCGATTGGGGCAAGGATCAGGTGCGCATCGATCCGCACGGTCAGTTCGTCAAGCGGCCTGCTGATTGGCAGCACAAACTGGTCACGATCGGTGGCATGTCCTACGCAATGGGCATCGGCGGGTTGCATTCCACGGAGAGTCGTGTTGCTATGGTTGCCGGCCACGGTCGCAAGCTCCTTTCCCCCGATGTTGCATCCTACTATCCAAATCTCATATTGGAAACTGGTATATATCCGCAGCAGATCGGCGCAGTGTTCCAAGACATATATCGAGGGTGGGTTGATACCCGAATGGAAGCAAAACATCGTGCGTCTGCTTTGAAAAAAGAACTGCAGACGTTGAAAAAGATGTTAGACTCTTTGCCTAACGAACCATCTTAGACCTATAGGACGGACGACATGGCAAAATACAGATTGCATAGACCTTATCACAAAAGGAATGAGCCTATTCAGGGATATCGCACGGTCGACCACCCGTTGTACGCAACGTGGAGCAATATGATCGGACGCTGTTCAAATCCTGATGACACAAATTATGCAAATTATGGTGCTCGCGGCATTACTGTTTGTGCCCGTTGGCGGAAGTCATTTGCCGCGTTTGCCGCTGACATGGGGCAGCGACCGACGCCCGAGCATTCGATCGATCGGCGGGATAACTCGAAGGGCTATTCGCCTGCAAATTGCAAATGGGCAACGCGTATCGAACAGGCACAGAACAAACGCACGTACATAACCAGTTCAACAGGCGCTGGTGGCGTACTCCCGACCAAGGCCGGCAACTTTATAGCCCGCTGGAACTACAACGGTGCGCGTTTCAATCTTGGTAGATACCCAACAATAGAGGCAGCGACGCTCGCTCGCAACGAATTTATCGTGCTGTACTTTGTTAATCGTGAGGCCGCCATGAAGATGACAGAACGTCGCGCTCGGCACGATAGCACGACGGGCGTGCGTGGCATTACACCTCACGCCGACGGCGGGTACACGGTGCGTAAAACAGTCGATGGTGTACGCAAGTACCTTGGGTATCGCAAGACATATGAGGAGGCGCTTGCGCTATGGACCGAGCACAACTGATCGCGCGCATCGCAGAGGTTGAGAAGGAACTTGCTTCCCAAACGAGCCGTGCCAACAGTCTTAAAATTAATTTGAATGGAACGTTCGGCAAGCTCGGCAGCAAATACTCGATCTTCTACGCACCGTCTGAATTGATTCAGGTCACGCTCACCGGTCAGCTTGCGCTGCTGATGCTGATCGAGGAGATGGAGCGGGTCGGTATCCCTGTTGTGTCGGCTAATACGGACGGTCTTGTTGTCGACATTAGCGATGAACAATACCCTTTGTATATATCCGTCATATCATGGTGGGAGCAACTGACCGGCTTCGAGATGGAGACAACAGAGTTCCGTGCGATCTACAGCCGTGACGTTAATAGCTACGTCGCAATCACAACTGACGCTTCGCATAAATCAAAAGGAGCCTACGCCCCGCCAGAGCCCGGCCCGTCAGGCTGGCCCAATCCGACCACGCAGGTATGCGTCGATGCGGTCTGTGCGTACCTGCAGCACGGCACGCCGATCGAGACGACCATCCTGTCCTGCACCGACGTGCGTCAGTTCGTCACGATCCGTGACGTGAAGGGTGGCGGGGTCTGGTCGAACACACAGGTCGCTGTTGATGATTGGGTGTTGCTAATCGACACCGGCACGGCACAAAACGTGTGGGCCGCAGCCGGCGATCCGACCAAGACGGTCAAACGCAAGAGCCGGCCGCCTGCACGCATGGTATGGGTTGATGACGTGCGGCTCGGCCGCATGGTCCGCTGGTACTACGCGACCAACGGTGCCGGCACGATACGGTACCGCACCAGCGGATCGACTGTGCCGAAGAGCGAGGGGTGCAAGCCGCTCATGGAATTGCCGGACACACTGCCGGTGGATGTAAATTATCTCTGGTATTTTGCAGAGGCCCGTAGCTTACTTAATGACGTGGGGGTAACGATATGAAGGTTCAGTATTTCCAACAAGAGACAGCCGACGCCGACGACATGATGCTCGGTATGGCGAAGATGCAAGGTTACGTGCCGCAAAACTGCCTCCTCGGTGGAACGGTAGTGATGGCCGAAGTACAGAACGGCAAAAGCCCGTGCGACGGATGCAACGGCCCGCGTGACAAGTGCAGTGGAAAACCGAAGGGGGTAGTGGTATGAGAGCAGATGGAGGACCGGCGTTTCCGGTGACGGCAGGTGTGGTGTGCGACCATAGTAGCGGGACAAGTGTGCCGTTGATGGGTATGTCGTTGCGTGACTACTTCGCGGCACATGCGCTGGCTGGTATTGCTGGACATCTCAGCGGGCCTGAGAAACGCGAATATGAGACAGGGCCGCAAGCACATGCACGCTGGTCTTATCAGGTCGCCGACGCCATGCTTGCCGAGCGTGTCAAATGACACTACACGCACTCAATGCACTACCGGTCGTCTCCGCGCAATGGCCTGCCTTCAAGCTCGATCCGGCGTGGTGCATGCGGTACCTTGAACTGGTGTCCGACTTCCTCACGACGCATCGCACCTTCACAGCCGAGCTTCCGCTGGTGCATGTCATCGATGCCGGGTTGCGCACGTCCGAGAAACTGAACGATGACTGCTGGTGCAGCGGGTTTGACATGATGCTGAAGCTCGGATGGATCGCTCCGATCTCGCAGCGACTGCACGGCAGCAAGCAATGGATGTCGCTGCTATGAAAGCGTTAGTACTTTATCATAACGCATGTGCCGACGGATACGGAGCCGCCTTTGCGTGCTGGCAGAAGTACCACGCGGACGGTGCCGACTACGTGCCGATGGATTACATGCGCAAGGACGCGACGCCGCAAGACCTGCTGGCGCTGGTCGGCGCGGTCGCCGGCCGCACGGTCTATATCGTCGACTTCTCGCTGCCCAAACATCTCATGCAGTACGTCTTCACCTGCGCCGCCAACACGGTATGGATTGATCACCACAAAGGTAGCTTCGAGATGTGGCTCGGCAAGTACGAGAAGGGTCTGAAGTACACCAAGATCAGCAAGGACGAGCGGGTCGAGATTATTCTTGACGACAACCGATCCGGTGCGTGGCTGACGTGGATGTACTTCAACCCGAGCACCAACAAGGTACCGCCGACGCTGTTCATGTTGATTGACGACCGTGACCGTTGGCAGTTCAAGCTGAAGGGCACCAGCGAGGCGCATGCGGCCCTCATGGCGATGCGCCCTTGGACGTTCTACAAGTGGTCTGTCATCTCCATCCCTGACCTGTTGGAAGTTGGCGGCAAGATCATGCAGTACCAGAACGCTCAGATCGAAGCTGCGTTGAATAACGTGCAGTCAATCCACATCCCTGTTGATCTAGCAATACAAGGTATGTTCGATGAGCAAGTGAAGGGGCTGGCTGTCAATGCACGGGACAACGTGTCTGAGATTGGCAACCGGCTGGCGCTTGCGTCAGGCACGTTCGGTGTCTGCTGGTCCGTCGATGGTGACGGTGTTGTATGGATGAACCTGCGTAGCACAGACAACGGAATTGACGTGTCCGACGTAGCCAAGCGATATGGCGGTGGCGGGCATCGCAATGCGGCCGGTTTCAAAACCGATCTTATGACAATAGCGAGGTGGTTGAAATGAACAAGGTTAAATTCAAGAGCCCGACCGGCAAGGTCGTCAGTGTCAAAGTAACGCAATATGCTGACGTGTCACAGCGCAGCCCCGGTGCCAAGACGGTTGCTGAGACGACTCGCTACATGATGCGACAGGGTTTCGTCCGTTGCGGTCTGCGTGCATCGTGATTCTCTACGGCTGCAACAACACGCCGCGCGAGGACGGCTACATGGTCCGTGACAGCACGCTCGTCAAGGGCTCGATCGAGATACAGGTTATGCGGTATCACAAGAATACCAGCACCCGTGACTGCCAGTACCGCCGTGAGACGCCTGCTGATCCGCGCTGTACAGGTTGCGCTAAATAAGGTTTGACAATCCCGTTGGGTTATGTCAGCATATCGACTGCCACCCCGTTGCGTGACCATCCTTTCTGTCCGTTTGGGTGTTCAGTGAGAACGCAATGTGGGCGGCACCTTACAGGAGGATCAAAATGAAGACTCAACGCTCCACCGTCCTCGCGGAACGTCTCATCATTTGGACAGCCATCATCGTGCTCACATGGTTCACCGGCTACGAGTGGGGGAGCTATTCCACACGGGTCGAGCTACAAGCTGCTTGCAAAGAGCCACGCAAGATGCAATTGCAGATGAACAAGACGCAGCAGAAGCGGTTCATCAATTACTGGAAAGCTAGGACATGAAGCTGCTCTACAGATTCTTTCTCTGGATGGCTGAGTTCGATGTTGCTATTGGAGTCTCTACCGGACGGAATCCAGAGGTCGTGGAAGCTGATCGTGAGATGGTCAGGAAGTTTGAAAACGAGTTGACCAAGTTGGAGCTAGGGCTATGATGAATGATCCACTGATCGAATCAGCAAAAGAAATCGAAGCCCTGCGCGAGAAGGTTGCGGAACTGACAGCAGATGTCAGCTTCTGACGAAGAAAGGAAACGAAATGAACACCTGCGCAACCTGCAAATTTTGGGACAAGCACGACGCCGAATACTACCTTGGGCTTGGGCGCTGCCGGGCTGCGGTTGAGTTCTTTAACGCGACCGGATGGAACGACGAAACCGGCGACCGGGAATTCACGAAAGAGGCGGCAAACGTCAAAGCCTTCACGCAAGACGGCTCGGACTACCGCTCGATCCTGCTGGTGAAGGCAGACTTCGGCTGCGTATCCCATGAAGCGCCCTAACGTAGAAAGTGAGGGAGCGTCCGCAGCTTTATCGCCCGGCGTCCAGCGACCAAAGGGAGCGGCGTTGAGCGCCGAGTTAGAACTCAGGACAGGAGAATAATGCATGTGGCCGTTCAAAACATTGGCGCAGCAAATAGGCGAACTGGAAGACAAGATCGCAGGAAAGAAGGCAAAACTCGATTGCATTGTGACTACCTTCGCCGGCCTTGAAAAAACGACTTCGTACTGGATAGAGGAACGCGCCAACTTAGCGGAACAAATTGCTGCGCTGACGAGTCGTTGTAACCGCATGAAGAACGCGAGTTCTAACGTGTAGGTGACCGGCCCTACGCGAGAAGGTTGCAGAGTTGGGTGACGGGCTGACAATCGCATACATGGCTGGAGCCGCAAAAGTGACCGAGCAACTCGCCGCCATGACGCAGGAGCGGGATCGCAACTGGAGCAACGCTACCGCGAATGCGATGCGGCTTGTCTATGCCCAAGCTCACATCAAGGAACTGCGGGAGGCGTTGGAGCGAATTGCAAAGTACCCGCGAGTGCGGGGCGACGAACTCGGGTACGAAGGGTGCAGACAAGTAGCAAGTAAAGCCCTCGCCATTCCCGACGACCAATCGGCCCTTGATGCTGCTCTTAAGGTGGAGAGGGAGAAGATTTGCAACGTGATGGAGTTGCAACTGTCTGAGCGGCAGCGCAGAATTTTCAGGAGCATGAAATGAGATACCTGCTTATCTTCGTACTTGCTGGATGCTCCATGACAACTGACCAGATGCGTGACGCGAAGCTACAGTGTGAAGCTGCTGGTATGGGAGTGAGCTGGTTTGTCGTGACCACAGGTCAGATAACAGCAGCACAGTGCTTACCGAAAGAGTTGAAGGCAAAGAAATGAACAAGCTAACCGCACTCATCGAAGCAGCGAAGGCGGCAACACATCCCGTTACTAAGGGCCGCTGGATGTATCTGCTAGGTGATCGCTTTGTGTATGACAGGCTTGAAGATGGTTGCCGTGGGGTTCCGCAAGTAGGAGTCGATCATGCGCCCTCGTTTATTAGCGATGAAGCGAAAAGGCTTCAATTCATCGCCCTCGCCAACCCCGCCACCATCCTCGAACTCTGCGCCCTGTTGGAGAAGGCAGAGGAGGCGTTGGAGACTATTAAGTCGTGCTCTGCAACAGAAGGTGAATACGGTAGAGCACTTCAACGCACAATTAGTGAACCCCTCGCCGCAATCAAACAGTGGAAGGAGTAGACATGAGGCCGGAGCATTGGTACTTGAATGACGAAGATGAGTACATGTCAGAGAAGCTGCGGCTCGAACACGAACGCCTCAATAGCTTCACGTTTAAAAATTGCAAAAAGGCAACTGCTCTCTACACCGCTGACCAACTCCAGCAAGCGAAGGTGGAGGTGCTGCGTGAGGCGGCGGGAGAGATGAGCATCGCATCGGACTACGCAATCCTTTGGCATAGAGCCGACGAAATTGAAAGGAGCAAGACGTGACTAGAAAAACTGGAATAATTATTCTGCTTCTATGGGTCTGTGCAATGGGGGTCATAGCCATTGTCACAACTAATGCACGCAGGGAGTGGAAGCAAATTGAAGCGGAGTGTGTAGCCAAAGGTGGCGAGCGCATCAGACTCACCGAGGACAGATACGTATGCGCCAAAGTGGAGATACTGAAATGACCGACATCAAGGAACTAGCTAGTGATGGCGACTGGCAAGGCGCATCTGTGACACCTTTATTCACCGCACCACCACTACCCGAACCCGCATGTACGCACAGTCGGTCAAAGTGGAACATTCAATGCACTCACGGTACTTGTCAAGATTGCGGACAAGAACTCCCCGAACCCGCACCGCAAGAAGCAGGATTCCATGACGTAACTGAGTTCTACAAGGAGCCTCCGCTTGCGACCCCATCGTCCGAGGAAGTGCGGGAGGTGGTGGAGAGGTTGCGCTGTTTTGAGCATCCAAACCAAACTGGCGAAGAACTCATGCAGGAAGCCGCCGAACTGATCGAACGCCTAGCCGCTCGGGTTCCCACTACCGCAATGGAAGAAGCAATTGCTGCCGGTGATGGAACGCTACACGGAGCCATTGACTACTGGCAGAAGCGAGCATTGAAAGCAGAGGCCGCTCGGGTGCCTGACGGGTGCGTGCTTGTGCCGAGGGAGCCGACAGTGCAGATGCTTAACCGAGCAAATGCTACAGAGTGGGATGGCATGGCTTTTCCGCATGTTGTTATTTGGGATGCCATGATCGCAGCAGGGGAAGTGAAACTATGAAACGCCGCGACTTTATCAAAGCAATTTCTGCGCTCGTTGGTGCAGCAGCAATAACACCTACCTTCGCCAAATCGCTGCCGAAGGTGATCCCGGATGATTGGCATGTCTCGCTGCACTCCGCGAGTCCTGATGGTGTTGGGGGCGAGGTGTCGTACACTGAATACGCTCGCATTCAAATTCCACGGCATGACGTTTGGAATCAGAAGATCGAGTTTCCTGAATACCCAGGCACCGGATCGGGCGTCATAACGCACGTTGGCGTCAATGGTGCCATCTTCCCGCTAGACCGACGGGTGACACTGTCTGCGAACATCGCCCCGATGTTCTTGGCAGGCGCGCTCAGAGTTACGGAGGATTGACCATGACCAACGAAGAACTCCAACGAGACTGCGGTAAGTTCATCGACTACCTGTACGCCAACGGCGAAAGGACACTTGCCTTCGCCATATACATCGAGCAAGGACAGATTTTGTTCGGCAATCAAGAGATGCTGAATGAGATGGCGGTAAGCTTGTTGGCGCACGGTCTTGGTCTAACGGTAATCACCGCGCCTTAAACATCTCGTTGTATCGACGGGTCGTAGCGGTGATCCGTTCCTCAAGCATCTTGACTCGCTCAGGATTGCCGCCCTTCGCAATGACCTCGCGCTTCTGCCGGCGCAGATAACCTATCTCGCGCTGCGCCCGGTCTGCAACCTGCACCAGTCGTGCGTCAGGATGTTCCGACAGATACGTTCGCATCGCCTCACCGTTGCCGTCGTCCTTCATTGCTTCCAGCGCGGACTTGTGCTCGCCGATACGTTCAAGGTTGCGATAGAACCTGCTTGTCTCCGACGACTGCCCCTTCGTCTCGCCGATGAAGCGACCCACACCAAGCGGTGTCTTGTGCATCGGCAGTTCCTCACCGGTCACCTTGCTGCCGACATACTGTGCGGTCTTCAGTAATTCGCGGCCGACACCACCGGTTGCTTGACCGACGAGGTAGTCGATCTGGTCAGGCGTTGGCGACGCCATGCCGATCTCATACTTGCCGCCACCCGTAATGTAGTTGATTCCATAGGACAGCCAACGACTCGGTGGCGACGCGCTGTCCTTGGTCCGCGTCCAGCCTGCGGTCGGATGCATCTTGTTGAAGTCTTCTTTGAAGATCGACTTGCCAGTCCAGTCTTTGTTCTCACCGAGTGCAATGATCGGATCGCCAATCGTCGGCGATAGCGTCTGCGCGAGCGTACCGCTGCCGATCGGGTTGAATGCATCGAGCATCAAGCCGGCCAGACGAACAAGACGCTTGCCGGGGTTTTTGAATCCGCCCATCATCCACTCGGCGGTGATGCGGCCGATGTTAGGAATGACGTGGAAGCCGAGCGGCATCGGCACATTGATAACCTTGTCGGTGCCGAGGATCGGAATGATGAAATTCTTCTCGCGCTGGAACTGCGGCGGTTCGTCGTCATCCCATCCAGCCGCCGCGCCGAGCATCGCCTGCAACACACCAAGCATCATGCCACCGTAGAGAATCTTTTTGCCGGCGTCAGTCAGCTTGCCGTCCTTGTAGGTCGTCTCGCCGATCCGTGCGGTGCCCTGCACGGCAGCATTGAAGAATGCGTACAACGCGCCGGTCTGTGTGGCGGCCAGTCCTTTCTTGTTGAAATTGACCGTCAGGTTCTTGGCGAGTGACGCAGCCGCATCACGACTCATGCCTTTGTCCAGAGCCACCTTGTACGCAGACAGCCGCATCGCATTCTCAACTGCGGTGTTGTAGTCGGACAGCCAGCCAAACACGGCGCTGTGCCGCTCGCCGCCCGTGACCCATTGCTTTCCCTTGCCGGCGTGCTCAAGCTCCTTGGCGATCGCTTCCGCACGATCGGTACTGGTAGCAAACGCATCGCGATAGCCGGTCTTACCGCCGTCCATTGCGAACTGCTCAAACAGTTGAGCCCATTGCGAGGTGGGCTGCTTGCCCGCACGATGATCGCGCAAGTCGGCATAGACACCACGTAACGCATCGAAGGCATGTCGCGCTACAGCCGCTCTATCAGCAGACAACGGTGTACTCGACAGGTTCAGCATGCCCGTGCTGAAGTCGCGGATACCGTTGGTCATGCCGAAGATCGGGTTGTACTGTGTATTGACACTGGCGAACCATCGTGTGACCGGAGCGATAACTTGCAGCACACCACTGACCGACGCTGCGTCCAGATTCTTCAGGCCACGAACCATCTCCTGTGCGCGTTTCTTGTTGGAGAAAAATACGTACCGTTCCTCGCCGTTAATGCGCGTGCTCAGTACGTCGTCACGACCGCGCAGTTGCGGATTGATCCGCTGCATCTCAAGCCCGGTCTTCGGATCGGTGTATCGCTGCACCGGTTCGTATGCCAGATTCTTCGCATCCAGCGGATTGACACCGATCGCTACCAGTTCAGCAATAGCCGCTTGTAGCGCAGCCGGCGAGAGCTTCTTATTTAGTTCAGGATTGACCGGTATCCAGAACTCAGGATTCGGTGCCGACAGTGCCAGTCCATAGACAGCCTGCGCCACACGGTTCTTCTCGCTGCGTGTGATGGCCCGCTCGCGCTGCATGGCAATGTTTGCCAGCACATCGGTGACGGCACGCTTGCTGCCGAGGGCGCGCTTGCTGGCTGCACCACGCACCGAGAAGCCTGTGCCTGTGCCGTTGCCGAGGTTGAATGCGCCAGAGTAGTTCGCATCGGATTCCATGTCACGTTTCAACGGAGCGTAGTGCGAGTAGGTCTTGCGCCACGTATCGACCGTCTCTTGTGTTTCCAAACCGGACGATACGAGCAGATCGAGCGTGCCGTTGGTAATCGCATCGACCCTGCTGGCGACCGCCTGAGCGGACCTTAGTGCGGCGGCTGACAGTTGTATCGTCCGACCGTTCAGCGTGACCGCCTGACCAGCAAGGATGGCGGCGGACTGCGCATCTGACATGCCCGATCCGTCTGTTATGGCCGGATTGGTGCGGTTGTTTGCCGCATTGCGCTCCGGTGCGTGTCGTGCCCACAGGTAATCATCCAGATCGGCCATAGTCAGCTTGCGCATCGCCATGTCTTCCATCAGCTTGCGCAGTTCCCCATCGGCGAACGCATCGACCCGAGCGGCAGCCCGACCGTGATAGTTCGTTTCCAGCAGGTAGGCATCGAACTTCTCCTTGACCGCTACACCAGCCTCACGGATCGCACGGAGCACACGCTTCGTATCGATCTTGTCGTCCTGCATCTTTCTTACAAAGTCGTCCCAATCCGTCACATCAGGATCGGTCCATGTCTGGTTGATCGGCTGGCCGGACATGCGGGAGCGGGGTGTGGACTCACGGGGCAATTGCGCCGTGAGCAACGCCGCGATCTTTTTCTCAGCGGCAGGATCGTCAGGAATATCAGACTGACTATCGTATCCTTCAGCAAAGTGCTGCTTGTGCGTGATGTGTTCTTCACGTTTGAATCGAGCGAGCCATGCAGCAGGTGACGACGCGCTACCGAGGAAGTCGTAGATCGTACCGTCGATTCGAGCGCCGTAATGATCAGTCATATCGTTATTACTGCGAACGATACGCACCAAATCACCGCCGCCGAATGCACGGATCAGAGCCTTCGCGCAGATCAGACAGCCGCCATCGAACGGCCCGCTGTTGTTACTCGGTCCGAAGTCAAGTGCCTCGTACAGTCGGTCATCCTTATAGACAGCAGCTATTGCCGCGTCTATGCGTCGCTCACTCCGACGTATGTCATCGTCCTCACGACTATAGGCACCGGAGTTACCGCTGGCCGACTTGACCTGATTGGGCGAGAACACCGCAAGGTTCGTCACGCCGCGCTCGCGAACGTAAAACGAGTCGTGGTTCTCACGGATATATTCCTGCACCTGCGGACTCTCAATAGCGTTCCAGTCGCCGCGTTCCAGATCGCCGATATGTTGTGCAACCTCGACCATCTCGCCGTTGATGAATTCATGCCCCATCCACGATCCGCCGAGCAATTGCTCGATCTGCTGTACGTGCTGCGGGTTGCGGTAGTCGAACGGGTTTTCAGCCCGCACGTACAGCGGCATGATGTTCGATTCGCTCGGCATGAACTTCTCGACCGCACGACGCATGTACTGGCTCGGCTGCTGGCTCTGGTTTAAGAGCCGTTCCTCGCGGTTGTATAACGAGCTACCCGGCAGTGCATCAGCCAGCAGCATCTTGCGCGCATCAGCCTTCGCTTCCTGTATCTGATCGGGCGTCATCCACGTCCAGAAGTTGTTCAGCATCCAGCTATGCGACAGGTCTGAAAACTCTGCGGCAAACTCGGGATCGTCGGTCAGGAAGATCGCGTCAGCCTGCTGTGGCCGGAACGTCGATATGTCACGGGCGGTGCCGTGGTACATGACGGTGCGTACCTTGGACTTGCCGAGCCATTGGTCGCGACGTTCAGAGAAGCGCGGAGTACCTTCGTCTCGAAGTTCTTTGTCACGTGCGAGAAGTTTGTCAGGATGCCACGGACCGTCAGCCAGTTCGCCACCTGCGTAATATTTGACTTCGACAGGCATGTGCTTCCAGCCGAGTTCAAGCGCAGCCATGATGCGATGATTCCCTTCATTGACCCACGGCATTCCGTTGTGATCAATCTGGATGAACGGCGCGTACTCGTCAGTGCTTTCCTCTCGCACAGACGGCAGGCGACCTGTCTTGCCCATGTGGTCTTTCAGCCAGTTTAGATCGTCGGTGCGCACGCTACGCTGCTCGCCCATAATTCCTTTGACATATTGAAGGCGACGAAGCGGGATGAGCACCTTGTCCGAGAAATAACCAGTCACGGCACCGAACCGTTTGGGCGCACCGTGCGTGTTCGTTCCCGCTGCTTCTGCGTCACGTTGTTGCGTGCGCAGCCAGTCGCCACCGGGATTGTCGGTACGCAGGCGCGGCTCACTACGTTTCTCCGGTGCATCCTTCGGCATATCGGCAAGACGCTTATAGAAAGTTTCGCCGACCTTATATCCGCGCAGCTTCCATCTACCAACTGCTTCGGAACCGAGCATTGTCTTGCCAGTGCGCCCGGTATCCCACACTTCAATCTTCACAGCATCGTCGGATGTTCTACGAGAGACGCGTTTTACGCCGGGAACGGTAGTCTCAACCACCCACCTGCCTGCCGGCTTACGTGGCTGGCTGAATAGTGGCATGCCGACAGCCGCCTGCTCTTTCATACGCTCGGTAATGTCGAAGCCGGGTTGGGCACTGCCGGTCTGCGCAAGCAGTTTGTTACTCGACTCCACCGTCGCACCGAGGCTGCGCGCAACCTGCTTTACGATACCGTCATAAAATGCGACCATCCCTTCGCCGCCGACTTTGAGGTCGAGTCCGTCGTAGCGCGTGTAGTCGGTGTCTTGATTGCGAATCTTTGCAGCAAGGTCTTTGCCGACAGTACCGTCGAGCATGTTGTCGTTCGTCTCGCCGAATTCATGCACCCCGCCTTCTTTCAGTTCAGCAACGATCGTGTAGCTATCCTCGTTGTTGCGACGTACCCGTACGGCAGCAAGCTGCTTGCTCAGATCGTACCGCTCGGCCTGTTGCTCGCCTGTCGTCCATGCCACCCGGTCAAATCCGTTATCGACAGCATGACTTATGACCCGCTTGAGTGCGAGTGCGACCCATGCTTTTGTGTCGGTGACGAAGGGTGCTGATGGTACTGCCCCTAGCTGCACGTCAGTCTCGACGACACTAAAGTCCTCAAGGCCAGCATCACGCCCATACTGTTCAGCATCTGCGCGACTACCGAAGTACGTCGGACGCAGAGGGCCTCCGGTGTTATCTGTGATGGTGTACCGCGCGGTGCGCCCAGCAAACCCGTCCTTCCGCCCCTTCTGCGCCCAGTCGCTCTGCACTTCCTCGATGAACAGCACGCGCTTGCCGCCAGCATCGGTCCGCTCGTCAAAGCGGACGTGCGCGAGGATGTTCGGTTGCGGGTAGTGCGAGCCGCGGAACTCTTGCTTGCGACTCTTGTCGGTTTGCATCTTCTCGATGCGTAACGGGTATTTCTCAAGATCACTGGCAAGTTCTGGCACCGACGATATGCGGTCAATATAACCTTGAGCGTCTTCGCGCGTCTTGAACCCATCATGCGGGAATGCACCATAAACAGAGAACGTATTTTCTTCCGGTGTGCGGCGCGGCAGTACCAGCAGCAACTCACGGTACGTACCGGGCTTGCCACCCGGCAGTGACTGCTCGCTGTATTTAACCTGCTCACCAATCGCCGCCTTACGCTGCTCAAACAGTTCGTTCTTGCGGTTGAGTGCGCGCCCGTAGGCGAGCATGGCGTCGAGTTGTTCGGGCGAGAATGGGTCGTTGGTTTCAACAACACCGGTACGATTTATCCGCTCCATCGCTAAATATGACGACGAACTGTTTTTCCATTGCGCACCAAACGCAGCCTTCCGCAGCCGTGCAACCTCTACCTCCTGCTCCTGCAACTCAGCATCCAGCCGCTTGTACTCTGGCGTCTCCTCACCGAGCATCACGTCCCTGACGCGCACGCCGTTACTGGCGAGCCAGTCCTGCATCTGCGCGCCTGTCACGCTGCGTTGCGTTGCCAGCCAGTCCAGCACGCCGGACCATGTGAGTTCGTCCTTCTTGACTTGCAGTTTGCTGGCATTGCTCTGCAGCCACAGCGCCGCTTCCTTGCCTGTACGCACCTTAGCCGGCAGGCCACCGACAGCTTCCGACAGTTGCGAGCGATACCATTCTTTGCGGGCCTCAGACTTACGGGCTTCGGCGCTGGCACGACGCTGCGAGAATAGCGGCATACCATTGGCGGCAGACTCACGGAGCTTGTCGGTTATCTCGAAACCTTGTTGTGTGGTAATGGCGGTGGCTGCGGCTTCTGCCTGCATTTGTTCGATGCGAGCTTCCGCGTCGGCTCGGGTATCACCCGACCAGCTTGTGTTGTAGATTTTGGACGATACGAATTTTCCGTTCCGATCCGCAATGCTGAAACCTCTGCCGCCGTTCTCGCTCAGATCAACCACGGTGTATGCCGGTGCCTTATGTACCTCGATATCCTTTACCCGCACGTCCTTGTCGAACTTCTTGAGTATGTCGTTTGCAATGTTCGGCAGCATCCGATCGTAGAAGCCAGCCATGCCAGTATCGGATATTGTAATGTCATCGCCGGTAATCTCGCCCGACTGGCTCGGATCGGCGATGATCTGCTTCGCCATCTGCTTGCCGATCGCATCGGACAGCGCCGTCTCTGAGACACGGGTGTCGGTCCGCTGCCTGCCGTTCTGGCTGGCGACGATATGAATACCCTCGGCGGTCTTCTCCCACGCGATCGTATCGACCTGCTTGCGCAGCGACGACCGCCACCGCTCGACCTGTTGGGCACCGCTCGTCCAGACCACTTTGTCGAAGCCGTACTCGATGGCATGCGCGATCATGCGTTTCATTACCAGACCAGCCCACTGTGCGGTCTTCTCAATGAAGGGTGCGGCGTCGGGTGTGTCACGGCGCAGGCTGTCGTACTCGCGCTGTAGGTCGCTATTCTGTCCGTAGACTTTCATCAGCTTGTCAGCAGCCGCCGCTACATCGGACGACACTTCAGCAAGTGCTTGCGAACCTAGTTTTTCCACCTGCAGCCAGTCAGCACGGTTCCACCCGTTTACATCCGGCAACAAGTCGGCCAGCACTACACGTGCGTCAGCTACCTCCTGCCGCTTCGCATCGATCTGCTTGATCAGCACCTCACCACGCTCTGCCGCCTCAACACCCTCACGCCGCTGCTGACCCCAATCACCCTGCACTTCCTGCAGTACAAGCACGCGCTTGCCGTCACCGTCCGTGTGCTCGTCCCATCGGGCATGGCCGACGACGTTCGCTTCCTGCCAGTGTGTCGTGTAGTAAAAGTCGGTGACGGACATGCGTGCTGTGCGTAGCTCGTCAGGACGGTGTTCCCATCGACCACCGATCCGTTCGGCCGCACGCTTGGCCGATTCTTCCGATACCGTGCCGAGCGTTGCGTTACCGTCAGCATCAAACACGGTGTATGAATCACGTTTCAGAGTCTCGGTGCGCGGGGCACCAAACGCACCGACCGGTAGCGTCAGTTGTACCTCACGATACGACCCCGGAACCGCACGTGACTTGTCGGTCGCGTAGTCGTCCCACTTGGTTGCACGGAACGAGTCGCTGCCACCAGAGCTACCGGCAACCAGACCTTCCTCCATGACGTACTGACGGATCGCACCTTCAACGTCGGCATCGTCCGCACGGCGCGGCAGGGTCAGTTCCCGTCCGTCATAATATACCTGACGCTCACCATACGACGTGCTATCCCAAAACGTACCGTCAACGCCGTCGACCGTGATAGCGCGCGTCTGCGGCGATTCGTAATCGTCGTAATACCACGTGCGTTCCTGATCGGTCAGTTCTTCCAGTAGCTTGTCGTCGTCAATCTCGGCACGTGCGCGACGACGGGCTTCGGTTTCCAGTGCGTCCATATCACCGGACAGCACGGCAAACGCACGATCGACCGCTTCGGCCTGCACCGCTTCGTCGGTCATGTCGTTGCTGTCGTCTGTGTATTCCTGCCACGTATCGCCGGCTACCTGTACCGCCGCAATACTACGAGCGGCTTGCTCAACCAGCGTTTCATCGACAGGGAACATGTCACCCATCTGACGCTGCACGTCGGCCGCAATGTCAGGCAGATTGACCTCTATCCGTGTGCGGGCTTCGTGCTCTATGTCGTCGTAAATGTCTTCCCACGACTGCTCGACGCGATCATCAACAACCTCATCGAACCGATTATTCGCACGCTCGGCCAGCCAGTTCTCGTCAGGATCGTCCGTCTCCCAATCACCGACATTCAGTTCAATGTCATAGTCTTCATCTTCGGAATCCTGCGTCGTGTCCGTAACCGGGCTACGCTCACC